GATATAACTAAACGAAAACTCACCTTCGTTTTAATGGTGCCCCTTTTTTATACGAGAAGGGATAACTGCAAAACGGGCAATCAAGTTGCCTTGTGCTGTGTAGCCAGAAGATCTGAGAGGGGCGCGGCTAATAACCCCTCATCTTCTGAACGTGTTGCCTTACCGCTTGACCTAAGGCTAGGTTTTGGACTTGTTACGCCAGCTAAAGAGCGCACAGATACACGAGGTGCACCCTTGACCCGAAACACGGGTTTGCGAGAACGCATAGCTGGAATAGGTGGTGGAGCCACTAAAAATCCGTACTGAAAATCATCACCGGCGCACACAAACGTGCCGTATGCACCGGCAATAGAAAAGAAATCCTGGGGGGCACCCTCAGCCGTGGAAATCAGGTCCAGAGAACTCTGAGCCGGAATACACGGAAAATAGGGTAACGTGGAAAACCACGGAACTTCACACGTGATCTGAGTATAGGTCGGCGTATACGTATACGCCAAACCATTACTAGAACTAATAGTACTATAACCAGTAGTCGCAGACTGCTGGTTAGTAATACTCAACAACTGAAACCCAGTTGTTGGTGTGCAAAGAATCCGTATTCTACGGGATCCTCTCCAATAATTGAACACGTTTGCAACGTATCCATATAATTCAGTAGGTTGAGTGACGTTATAAGGCGCAGTGTTAAACGAATTGGTGTTGCCACTAAATCGTTTCAAAACGTCTTTAACCGTTTGAGGTGACTCAGAACTGACGAAGTTGTGTTCAACTCCGCCAGTAATACCTTGTACGATACCCCCGAATGGGACTCGGAAGCGATCGCGTATACAAGTTTCCTGTGTGCCCACATCAGGAATGATGGGGGCGTTAAGTTGCTGAAACTGGATGTCCTCACCGGCAGCACGCCAGATGAGAACGTACACAGTGGGATCAGATTCCAAAGACTGACCAATGATATCTTCTAAAACCTCGATGGAAAGACGGGGTTGAAGGTAATCACTGATTGTGCCATGACCGTTTACCTGACGCCAGTGAGACTGGTACAAGTAAGGAACGGTGAATTCTGTTATTGTATCTCCTTTGACGTCGACGATTCGAGAGACGACGTCCCCGGTGGTTGTAACCGCGGAAGAATAAGAGACATAGTTGACAGAAATTCGGAATCTAGCTGTGGTGAATGCAGTAGTGATGAATTGGATCATATACTTGATGGATCCTCTCCAATATGAAAACATTTGAGCAGTGAAAAAGAAATAATCTGGCTGACTGTAACTGTTGTTGTAATAAACAGGGTCGATGACCGTTTGCGAGTCAACCTGATTAGCAGCGGTGAACGGGATTATGCGGTGAAGCATAGGAACTCCCGCCAACGCAGACAGGGGCATGTCCGAAGACTCGCCCCCCATCATATTAGAACTGCTCCCAAGTTTATTGGATTGGTACATCCCAAGGGTTTGAGCCTCGAGAAGTCCATCAACCTGAGCATGACCTTTGGAAAAGTCAAACATCAC